GATGCAAGGCCAGATGCTGCGCCACTGCGATCTCTTACCCACCAAATGTATTGTGAACTATTATTGATGACAGTTTTGTAGTAGTTTGTTGCTCCGTCTTCTGTCTTAGCATCGGTTGCGCGAGACAAGTGTGCAAGAACTTCAAGTATTGTACCAGGAACACCTGTGAACAATCCGTTAACATCTGAAACAACAACGTGTAATTCGTCAGTAGCCGATGAATTACCAAAGCTGCTTTGGTATTGTGAAACACCGGGTGCAGCATCAACTGCATTCCAGTATTCCCACTTACGTGATAATGTGCTGCTACTATGGTTTAATGCAAGACCATATGTGTCTGATGTTGTAACAGTGAATGTTGCAACGGTAGCTGTGTTTGATATTGCACCAACAGAAGCAACCTCCAAATATTGCAAACCAATTGTTGAATTGCCTGTTTGAATATAATCGCCTGCTATAACAGTTGCAGCTAATGTAGTAGCATATGCTACCGCATTGGTAATTGTACCGTTACCAACAGCAACAGAAATAACAACATTTGATGAGCCAATTGCAATTGCAACGTTAGCAAGAGAAGCATTTGAGCTTAAAGCACCACCACCGTTATCAACGTTTGCTGATGAACTAAAAGCAGCGTTTGAATCACAGACAGAAATTTTTAACGAATTTCCCATTAAACCTGGACATTTTGCAATGTACGCAATATCGCTGTCGCCAGCTTGGATTGTCGCTAATCTGTTATCATAATCATCTTCATTTTTTACAACATACAAAGCAGCGTCAGCGCCATCATTACCAAAATTAGATAATGCAGCTGTATTAGCAAGAGCATTACGAACAAGAATGCTTGTGTTGGTAGATGTTGTATTTGCTGCGCGCGCTATGTACAGCTTGTTGCCATAAGACAAAAAGTTTGCGGCAGTAAAAAATGTTTCAGGATTGTGATTGGTCGGTTTACCGAATTTTGCAGCTAAATATGACTCGGAATCAATAAGAATGCGTTGGTTAACTGGACCCCAACGGAACACGCCAGCTAAGGCGCCTTCGGTTGTTGATACGGCAGGAACAACGGTCGTCAGATCAATTTCAGATACATTTACGCCAGGACTAACTTGGAATGGCATGCTTATCTCCCCTCTGAGGTTTTATTTGTGTAGAAAACGAAGTTTGTTTGATGGTATTTATAATTCTACGGTTTCAATGCGTCCAACCATAGGACCCATTTTTTTCCAACATTGATTCGTCAAACTCCTGATCACCAGCAAACAACCACGAGTCATCTCCACGCTTAGCTGCTATCATTGTAGTAAGCGCGGCCTCCCCTCTGTTAATTATTCCAAAGGGAAGCATATTCTCATCTAATGCATCTTCATTTTCTTGTTCTAAACGTTGACGTAAATCTACACTCGTCAACTCTTTCATATACGATTGTTCCATTGCCCATGCAAACAGAACACAACACATGACCATATCATCATGGCCTTCTTCTGCTTCGTAACTATCGCCTATATTTACAAAACGGAATAGTTCGTATAATATACGCTCGTCATTAATTATTAATTTGTCGCTCTCCACTTGAGTTTTCAAACCCATGCAACCAATCCGTTTAACTTGTTTTGATGTTTTAACACCCATTCTTGTTGCTTGGCCAAACCCCGGTGATATAACCTGACCGCTTCTACCGTTGTTTACTGTCGTTAGAACATTCTCGTATTCAAGATCATGGTGAAGGATGTTTGCGATCTGCTCACCAATGTCGTTTGTTTCAACAAGGATATATGCTCTGTTGTAATGTTTGCTTAACTGATAAACAATGTTTGGATATAGCAACGGCGAAATCATATTGTTACGATAAGAAGCAACCACTCTATATGGAAGCTCCGAAACATCAAAGATAACAAATGCTGAATAGTCTCCCTGAACGCCTCTAGCAGTGTCTACAACTGTAACATACTGTCTTCCTTCTGCTGGCTGCTTGAAGATTCGTGTATCGGGATTACTTGCTTCTGGTGGTATTGATCTTAGTGTTCTTAGCTTTGTTGCACTAATTAAAGTATGAGCCGAACCAATAAATTCACATTCAAATTCTACACGGAACTGATCTTCGCTTGTGTTTCGAATCGTTTCCTTTTTCCATACCTCATCACGGCCAGGCACTTCGCTCCAATGAACATCTATTCGTTTGTAATCATTCTTACCTTCTTCGCTATCAGTCCATATCTTATAAAACATATTAAGACCGTTTGGTGTTGATGTGATTAATACCTTTGTTGTTTGACCAGAAGAAATTGTAGGATATACAGAAGCAAAGAATGATTCCTGCATGTTGTTTTCAACGAACGCAAACTCATCCAGATAAACAAGGTTAAAAGATCCACCACGAATTGCGCTTGAAGAAGTAGCAGATGCTAAAATCTTTGATCCATTTTCTAATTCAATGTTACCTTTGTTCCATTCGACGATGCCTTGCTGAATCCATTTTGGTAGATGTTCGTATGCAAGTTGAATACGTGAAAGAATCTCACGAGCTTGTTGTAGTTTATGAGCGAGAATTGCAACTTGATAATTCTGATGAAACAAAATATACCATAATATAATACCGACCAACGTTGTTGTCTTTCCGCACTGTCGCGGCATTTTGCATATAACAAAGCGCTCATTGACAGAGAGTTTTACAATATCTTTTTGGTAATCGTAAAGATTGAAATTAACAAGACCGCGGTCAACGTTAACAATCTTAATGTATTTTTCAATAAAGTATTCGGGATCCTGCGAACACTTTAGCCATTCATTAACCTCATTGGGTGTCCATGAATGTTTTACATTCGATCTTTTTAGATTCTGGTTACCAAGATATGATTCATTAACGCGACTCATTCTGCTTCTTTATAAGTTGTTGTAATTCAGCAGTACTGCCAACAAACAAGTTGTTGTTTACAGTAGTTGGGTTTGGTCCAACGCCAGTTAAATCTTTTTTACGTTTTTGCAATTCGAGCAGGTCTTTATTTGCATCGGCAATTGTTTTAACAAGAGTAGCTGCTACCTCATATGCGCGCGGATGTTGTGACATTCCTGCAACCTCCAGTACACCAGAGAGAGCTTCCTGTCCTTTTTCGATAGCAGATATCATATTGCCACGAGCATATTCAAAATCATCTTTGACCTGTGTATCGTTATAGGCATCGATCACCGGCATTGATAGCGGTATGCTGCTAACGGGTGTTATGTTAAGCACATCAGCAATAGGATCATTATTCATAATTATTAAGGTTCTACAATTCTTACTATGTACCCAAAGTCATCATCGGGATAAATTAGATCTCGTGATATTGTTAGATTTGCGCTTGTTGTAGGGGATCCGTTTTGAAGTAACCCAGGTGTGACTATCACACTTTCAAGTTCCGTGTTGCTTGTTAAAGAGCCGTATATCGAACTATTGGCAAACTTAATAACACCCCCTCTATGTATAGGGCCATACAAATATCCTTTAAGAGTAAATGTCATGTTCCATTCAAGCACCCTACGCGTTTCAAAGTCGCTCTCGTAATTATCATTTAATCTAACATCATTAAGAATAATAGGAATATCCATTGTGATATCCATATCGGGTATTAGTGTAACCGTTGCTGTCCATTCAGGTGTAAAGAAAGGAAGTATCTGTTCAATAATGCGTGTACCATCATCTGTGTTTTTAACAAGAATCGATAACGAGAAATTTATGTTATATGGTACAGGATTATATTGGTAATAAATTTTGTTAGGATCTGTGTCGTCTTTCTTATAACGCTTACCAATCGTATTCAATTTACGGCTACCGTCATATGTAAAATCCGTCATTTCAAAAGAAATGATTGGAAGCTGAACGGATGTTTTACGATCTAGGTTTGGATCTTGTGTCAAACGAGCCAATACCTTTTCCTTCGGACCATACGTTACCGGGACCTTAATCGTATGAATTTCGTTATGTATAGGATCAGGACGATTAATAATAATGTCGTTGAATAGCGTACCAAACAAGACAACATATCGTCTTATTGATCCATGGTAGAATGTGTGGCCAAACATTAGTATGAAGCTCCTTCACTAAAAGGATCACGTTCAGAGAAGTCAATATAACCATTGGCCTCCGCCTCTATCTCGTCGTTTACTGCTGATTCATAGTTTGTATTAATATCAGAGCTTTCTTGTAGTAAATTGTATCCATCTTCATCAAGTATATACAGTCCATCTTCTGTCGTAATACCAGCAGAAACTTCTTCGCTGATGCTGTAATCCAACATTAGCGCATCTATTTCATCAATACCAGTTGAAATGTATTCGTTGTTGTATTCGAACAATTCACATTTTATATCGTACGTTTGCAAAGCACCAAGCTGATAAAAAATAGCCTCGTGTTCAACAAATTTAATTTCAAACAGTTTTTTGTTTAGGGGCAGGTAAATTAAGTCACCTTCGAGCGGTCTAGCTCTTGTTTCGTAGTTTCCTACCTCTTGCTCAAACACTCTTCGAGCAATGCTAAATGTAACTTGGTCTCTTATTTGTATATTGAATTTGGAAAGGAAGTCACCCTCACCAGCAAATCCCTCTATGTTCTTAACATACATTTCAACAGGAATTGCGTTTGTGTAATGACGAGTAGGATCCTCACCATAAATTTTATCAATAGCGTTAGGATCACGGGGAACAAAATACATATCCAAACCATAGATCCGAATAGATTCTATGATTAGGTCTTCAATCAGCGTTTGCTCACCGCTGTTTTGAAAATTATTAAAGTAGAAATTAGTTGCCACAATTAGCCAATCATGTCAGCAACCGGCAAGCTGTAGCTGTTGATCATCTCTTCTTCCATCTTGGCAATTTCTGCAGCTGCATCATCAAAAATCTTTTGGCCATTAAACTGTACACCACCTGGAAGTTGCATACCTGTAAATTTGGTTAGATTGGAACCCCATTGGTATTTAATCTTTGCTGTACAATAACCTGCAAGCCAGCGATCGCCCCATGCATCTGTAAACGTATTAGGATCAATAACCTGATATGCTTCTACTAAAAGAAATTCGCCAGAAGTGTAGTTCTCCCATTTTGTATCAACATATAGACGGTTCATGTGTCTGTTGAAACGAATTGGTTGCTGACCAACAAGCATCTCCGAAATTAAACCAAGATGTTGCATAGCCATATAGTATGGAATCATCGAGTATGCTGTCAATGTATACAGATCGTTAAGCGCAATTTGATAACGTATGTTGAACATATCATCAGAACGAATTGATGGATCACCTATTGGAAACACACGTACAGTTCCAATAATGTTATCGGGCAACGTGATGTAACGATTGGACTTATCAGCGTCAGTAATTTGGTGTTTGTAATAAATCTTATCAGTACCATCAAAATGGTAATCCCAATAATACTTTAGAGACTCATCAATACGATCTTCCACCTGGTCATCATCAACGTTAATTTCAATGACAGGTTTACCCAACTTACGTAGGCAATATTCTTTAAAGTCTGCTCTTGATGCTGGTACGGCCATATGTTTCTCCCATTATAGTAATATTTATCTATTGTTCAATTCAGAAGAATGCAAAGAAGTTTCCAAGATATTGAACACCTACTGGTGGAGCAGTAAATATCCATCCGGTGTTGTTGCTCACATTGGTTGATGTTGTTCCTGCATACCATCCTGCACCACCTGTTGCATTAGAATCTCTAATACTCAAAAAACCAACACTCACAGTGCCCGATGATTTGCTCAATGTGGCCTGAGTGGCTGCGGTACTGCTGTTGATTGTGACCAAATTGCCAGCTGTGCCCGAAAGAGTAAATGCAGCAAATGTTTGTGTTGAACTAGCAGTAAATGTAATTGTGCTGGGTCTTGTGGTTGCAGTTAAATCACCAAACGAATTGTTACCAGATATGGTCAGCGCACCTGCACCACCTTGATTGAGTGTTGGATAAGTTGCGCCACCGCCAGCAAATGTTTTTGCTGTGGCAGCAGTCATGCTGAGGGTGAAGCTGGTAAATGTTATGCCCGGCGAAGTCACAGCAAATGGTGAAAGAATGTTGGCTGTGGCTGTACCCGTGTTTGTGACAGTAAAGTTATTGTTTGAGTAATCTGTTAAAAAACTGTTAATAGGTGTGGACAACAACAAAGAAGTTTGTGTTCCTGTGATGGCGCTTATGTTTGTGTCAGCACTCTGGGTAGGTAGCAAAGGTTTAGTAGGTGTTGTGAAGTTTCCTGTATAAACTGCAACGGTGTTAACAATTCTAATATTGGTTATGTAACCTTGGTATTGAAAGTTAACTGTAGCAACAGTATCATAACCAATAAACAATGTAGGGGAAGATGAAGCTGGTTGTGTAATTGTAGTGGTACTTCCGCTTTGTGTTCCATTTATAAAAATTTTAGCACTACCTGCATTTGAAACTATTGCAACATGATACCAATTGTTTAATGTTATTGCACCTGCTGCTGATGTGCCACCAGTTACTCCGCCAAAAGGAACAGCTACACTTATAGTTCCATCATTGTTATACCCCACATCAAATGCAGTATTTGTTCCGTTTGTTCCAAACATAAATATACGGCATTGATTGCCTGCCGTTGGGGTAGCAGTAGAATACATCCAAAATTCTATAGTCCAAGTGCCACCTGATAAATTGAATGCACTTGATGCAGCAAGACTTAATCTTTGATTAGCTAAATTAAACAACACACTACCAGTTGATCCAAAATTCCATGCTGTGGCACCTGCACCAGTTATGGTGTATGTTGTGGTTGATCCTGTTATTGATCGAGAATACGGCCCTGCACTAGCAAAGCTACCACTGGTTATGTTGTAAGGAGCAACCAATGCTCCTACAGTCAATGTCAATGCTCCTGTGATTGTTAGTGCATCAGCAGTTGTGACCGTATATGTCGGAGCGTCGACTACCAAAGCTGCAATAGTTTTACCATTGCTAGTAAATGTTCCTGTTCCTCTAGCGGTTGGAGTCAAATTGGTATAGGTCCCGCTTGAAGATAAAGTTAAACCATTCAAGTTTAAAGCGGTCACTGCAATAGCAAAAGCTGTTGTACCAAAATTAAGAGTATTGAACCAACTACCTGTTGTGAAAGTTAATATTGCTGTTCCACTACCTGTTAGTGATAAATTAGGTGCTCTTGTTGTTGAACCACCTGTTGTACCACTTGTAAAGGTTCTTGTTATAGATGCATCTGCTGCAAATCCACCAGTGCCTGTTGGTGTAAAATTAGTTATATCCGCCATACTAAGCACTGTTGTTGCTGCCGTTGTATGTGCTAAAACAATACTAAATGTGCTGAACGCAATTGAACGAGTACCCGTACCAGTAGAACTAAATATACCTGTTGTTAAATCTCCGCCTAATGTTAATGTACCGGCTGTGAGTGTATAAGTTCCAGTGGCTGTTAATGAATATGTGCTTCTAAACGTAACAGCACCGGCTGTTTGTGTAAATGTTGGCACTGCACTTAACACTGATGTTCCAGTTTGCGTATATGAACCTGACGTTATTACAAAGCTGGTAGAGGGGGTTATTGTTCCTGTTGAGTGAGCAAATGTGCCTTGAGTTGTCCATGTCGTACAAGTAATAGGTGTAAGAGCAGTTTGTACTAATGTGCCTGCTGTGTATGTTATTGCACCTGAGCAAGTTAAACCAGTATTAAAATTTAATGTTCCTAACGAATTAAATGTTACCGCGGCAGGCCGCAATTGAGTTGTTCCTCCACCACCTGCTGATCGGTAATAATAATTTCCTCCACTAAGTCCAACAAAATTAAAAGAAATATTTTGAATACCATTAAGTTGAAAATCAAAATATAAACTATTACAGTTAATTGTAGTTGCAGGAAGTGAAGAAGCTGTAGTTAGACAAAAAAGGTTTGTTAGAGCTAATTCATTAAACCAACTACCAGTAGTGAGTACTAGTATATTTGACAAAACGTCAAAATATATGTTAGGAGAATTAGAAGCGGTGCCCCCAGTTGTTCCACAGGTAATTGTGGAAGTTTGTGTACTACTACCCCCTGTATCATTTATTCTAATTCCTCCTGGAACTCCTGTAAGCGAACCACTAGACGCAGATTTGGCGTTTATTGTAAGCCCTGTGGAATTTGCCATATTTACTCGGGTAATACTTGACGCAGGAACAGCGGTGACATCTACAGAAATCCATCCAGGAGATGATGTTAGTCCAAAATTTAATACCCGAGTGCTGCCACTAGTTGAAGTAAATATATTTGTAGTTACTGTTATGCCATCATTAATGCTTAGTGTACCTGCACTAAATGTAAAATTTTGACCATACGGACTAATACCAATTTCAGCCTGCGCCCAATTGGTATTAAACTGTACAGTGCCACCATTTTGTATAAATGCCGGCACATACCCCAGTGTGCCACTATTGTAAGTAAAACTGCCAGATGTTACTGTAAAACTTGTTGAAGGATTTATTGTTCCACCATTAAGATTTAGTGTACTATTTACAGTAAATGCAGTGCAAGATATTGTTCCTACGGTATGTGTAAAAGCGCCGGCAATATTAAATGTAGTACAAGATATAGTTCCAATATTGCTTAGTGTTCCTGCTGTATATGTTGCTGTGCTAGAGCATGTCAAAGTAAACGTTGCAAAATTAAATGTACCAACTGTCATTGCGAATGTAGTACAACTTGCGTTACTGCCCAATGTGATAATAAAACTTGCATTACCTGTTAGTGGGCCAATTGATCTGTTATTGAAGGTATATGTAACGTTAGCTTGAGGAACAGGTGTTAATGCAGTATAGGTACCTGATGATGACAATATCAAACTATTAACTATGTTTACTGTGGTTGTTGCAATGGTAAACGATGTTGAGCCAAAGTCTAAATTCTTAAACCAACTACCAGTGGTCAATGTTGCCACACTGGCACCTGTGGTAAATGTCAAGTTCACTGCGTTTGACAACGATCCAGCTGTAGTTCCATAGGTAAGTGTTCTTGTGTTGGCCATGTTGGCAACAGTAAATCCACCAGGTCCAGTATAGGTAAAATTCGTAACATCAGCCATGCTCAACACCACTGTTGCGGCTGTGGTGTGTGTGAGATTGATATTTCCTGCCGACAAACTACCAAAAGCAATAGAACGAACATTGACATTTGACGAGCTGAATATGCCGGTATCCAAAGTCGCACCATCTGCTATTGTTAGTGTACCCGATACAAATGAATATGTACCTGTTGTTGCCTGTGCATATGTTTTATTAAACGTCACTGTGCCAGCATTTTGTGTAAATGTTGGTGTTGCACCAAGCGTTGCTGTATCACCATATGTAAAGGAACCAGTATTTAAAACAAAACTGGTTGTGGGCAAAAGCGTACCTGCGTTTAAATTAAATGTTGGTCCATTTAATGTAAATGTTGTACACTGAAGTGTACCAAAATTAAGTAAACTACCGCCATTCCATGTGACCGTGCTTGAACATATTAACAATTGACTGTTCAAATTTAAAGTACCCAAAGACAATGAAACAGTAGAACAATTAGATGAACCAGCAACTGTAGTTGTCACACCGGATGTATTGATAATTATATTACCTATACTGCCTGATGTATTGATAGACCCAGAACCAACCATGTTAGATGTTAAAGCAGCGAGCACGGCTGTGCTGCCGGAAGAATATATAGAACTTACATTTAACGTAGTTGTTGCAATGGTAAACGATGTTGAGCCAAAAAATACTTCTCTGAACCAACTGCCTGTTGTCAGCGTTGCAATTGATGCACCGCTGGCCAAGTAAAGTATTGGGGAATTGATTGCCGAGCCACCAGTGGTTCCAAATGTAAATGTTCTTGTGGCTGACATTGTTGATCGGAAGCAACCTGTGCCTGATCCAAAAGTACCACTACTTGTATAAGTAAATCCAGTGGCTATAGCCATGCTCAATA